CGAAGCAGAGGCGGTGGCGGCGGGGCGAAGAATAAACAGTAAATTGTTTAGAGATGCGGCTCCTAAGGACGAGTACACTAAAGAAGTTATACAGGAGTTAGAAGAAGCTATAGCAAGCGCACAAAGAGCGGCTCCTGACAATGTTGTAGCAAGAGGTGCAAATGCACTAAACCTTGTTGGACGAACTTATGAATTGGCATTTGATGCTTCGTGGGCTGGCATCCAGCTTATCGCAGTAATATTTCGCGAACTAAGCCCCATCAGACTAGATAGATCGTTGCTTGAATCATCACGTGGATTAGGGCTTGGGCCTGTCAGACTTGATCCTCTAGCACCACTTAAAATCGTTCCTCCACTGACAACGCAATTGCCGAAAACAAAAGGGGCAGCCTTTGCTAAACAGTTCTGGCGAGGTGTGTTTGACCCTGGAGCAGCTAGAAAGGCAAATGCTGAACTTATTAGTAATGCTGAAAATCAGGGCGTTATGCAAGAAATGCGCCATACTATTCTTTTTAGTAATGAAAAAACTCCAGAATTTACTGAAGGAGTTGGGCAATTTAAAAGTATTATCGAATACTTTGCAGGAAAAGGTTCGGTGGGAAGGGCAACAGCTAAAGGGATATCGGCAGCTACTCGTCCAATTGAAGCTGCCCAAGAAGCATTTACGATGGTAATGAATATGTCTGCCATACATTTGTACAAAGCAAATCGTCATTTATTTAAAAATATGGATAGGAGTAGTCCTGACTTTGGCAAGATAGATGCTCTAAGGCAACAGAGAGTTGAAGATTGGATAAATAATGTAAGAGGTGTGACTGATAGAGGAAAGTTAGGGGTGTCACCACGACAGCGTTTTTGGGAATCTCTTATATTATTGGCTCCCCGTTATAGAGCAGCAACACTGGCGTGGATAATGTCAGTTTTTCGCGGAGATGTTGGAGGGGCGTTAGCCAGAGATTCGATAGGTTCAGGATTAATGGGCCTCTCATTGGCATTTGCTGCTGGAATAATAGGAAAAGAACTTGCGCAAGGAAGTTCTCCTGAACGGATACAAAAGGTTCTTGAAGATACTTTTAACCCTGCTTCGAACAGTTTCTTCCTTACAAATGTACACGGGCAAATGGTTGGTTTTGGGTCGAAGTTAATTTCTGACTCTCTCTTGTTGGCTAAGATTTATACTAGACCAGAAGACTCTGTGGAAACAATTCGAAGATGGCTAAGAGGTCAATCGTCTTTTGCTACAGGTCATAGCATAGATATTCTTACTGGCCGAGATTTTATGGGAAACATCGCAAGTCCAGCAGCGGATGATTTTACGGTTGGTTTTAAAGAAGGTTCTTTGGGACTTGCTGAAAATCTTAGCTCATTATTTATTCCTATTTGGCTTCAATCAGTGGCTATCGAAGGTGGCAGTGCCTCGCAGAGAGGGGTACGTGGGACCACTGAGTTTTTCGGTGGCAGGGGGTTTGAGATAGGAAGGTCACGAGTTTTAGATAATGCTTCGTGGGACACATTTGAAAAACCGCTGGATGAATTAAATTCACTAGAGAGATTCCAGCTTGAAAATGTAGAAGGAATCGGAGAAGAGTTAAGGCGATTTGATATAGATAGCGCATTTCGGGGAGACAAATACGCGAAGTATCGAGAGTTCCGTAGAAGTAGAGATGCTTTTGTAAATGGCGAGAGTGCAGAATTGCTGGAACGCCTTTTTAGGAATATGGAAGAAATATCAAATAAGACAAAAACCCTAGATGACCTTAGATCAATCCTGACAGATTTTAAAGATGAGATTGGACAGGCTAAAGCGACACGCTCGGTGCAACTGGAGCAATATCGTAAAGATCATGGGCTGGATAACTATACAGGGGATGAACCAGACAATGACTTTGATGTGATGTTAAATGAGTGGTACGCCTTATTCGATAAATACTCAACAAAAGTTATGGTAAACGGAGAGATTGAAAGTGGGTCGCTCGATGTTGATAAGTGGTTTGATGCATCGAATGAATTTATTTCACAGCTAACCCCAGAACTTAGGGAGCAGTTACAACAATGGCGCAATCGCAAAGATAGCGTCGCTGGGGTTGAAGAGCTAACAGCATTGCTTGGACCTCAAGGGGTAAAGGAAGATGGGAAGCCTAAATTCCTCTATAGAGGGGATTTGTGGGATGCAATATACATCAAATTATTCACAGAGGGCGTAACAAATTACAGTGCTGAACAGATAAAAGAAATTGCCAAGAGATAGCCAGGTATATTATTATTTGTAAAACCCAAAAGTAGGGTGCGCCATCTAACGGTGTCGTACCTTGGAGAAAATATTTATGGTTACTGAGCGAAATGACGCAGGAACGGAATCTCAGGTAGAGGTTGCTGATAGTCAGGTGAGTCCAGAGAATACTCAGGCCGAGAGCGTTGCTCCGGTTGCAGAGGAAACTCAGGATTTATCTGAGACAGTTGACCCCCCTATCGAGGTTGCACCTCAGACTGAACCTCAAACCGAAACCCAGGATACAGAAGAGGCCCCTAAACTACAGGCAAGTGACGAGTTTCGTAAGTATCAATCTGCTACTGATAAACAATTAGCAGAGATGCAAGCACAGTTAAAGTCGTCTGAGCAAGCTAGAGTTTTAGCAGAGCAGCAAACTAATGCTAACAATTTGGAAGCAGAAGTTTCCGCTTACACCCAGCAACTACAACAGTCTTTATTAGACCAGGGGCTGGATGAAAACAGTGCTAGACAGATGGCTGCTACACAGGCGAACATGGCAAAACAAGCATATGTTTCGAAACTTCAGGCAGATCAGGTAGCTGAAAGACAACGACAGGTAGAATACGAACTAAACAATCGTACTCAACTTGCAAAAGCATATGAGCTTTCGTCACAGTACGGAGTTCCATATGGAGAGTTGCAGGACTTCCCTGACCCGCAGTCTATGGAAAGGCACGCGAAGGCGTTAAGCCGGATAGGAAAGCTGGAAAAAACAGTCCAGCAAAGTACACCAGCTCAACAACTAAGTGGCGCAACACCAGGTGCAGATGTGGCCCCGACTAATTCTGAGGATGTGTTGGATAGATATAACGCAGGTGATCCTGCGGTAACTACAGAGATGGCTCGTACAGCCGCACAACGGTTGGGCATTTCCATCTTTGGTTGAGGTAAAAATAAATGGCTACACAAGTACAGACTTCCACTACTGGAAATCTACAAAATATGTCGCGAATTATGCTCGCGTCAGCTCGATATACCGAGGAGCATAACGCTCCTATGGCTGGGCTTATAGAAAAGTTCAACCTTGGTAAGGGCGAATACCAGCTAACAATTCCTAAAGTCGGGCAAATGTCCGCAGAGGATTTGGTAGAAGGTCGAGACATGGTTGACAGTGAGGACATAAATGTCTCAACTGTAACCGCAACAACTGCTGAAGTAGGATTGAAAGTAATTATTACTGACACTCTTCTTCAACAGAATAACGAAGATGTTTACAAGATCATTGGCCGCCAGATGGGTGAAGCAATGGCTCGTAAAAAAGACACAGACATCATTGCCTTGTTCCCGTCATTAAATGGCGGTACAGCAATTGGTGCTGACAATGCTTTGTTCAACCTTGCAAACGTGTCTGGTGTTATTGCTAACGCCAAGACAGGTAAGTTTGGTAATGATCTTTACATTGTTCACCACCCTAACGCTGTCTGGAAGCTGGCAACAGATATTGGTAACACACTTTCTACTTACCCAATTCCAGATGCGTTTAATAATCCTGCTGTAAAGGATTACTGGACTGGAATCAAGTTGTCTGGTGTTCCGATTTTTGAAGATGGAAACATCGAAAACAATACCAATGACTCTGGTTATGGAGTTATTGCAGACAAAACAGCTATGGGTCATCTTGCCGCAAGGGCAAGGCGAGAAGAGCGCGAGAGAGATATTTCTCTCCGAGCGTTTGAAATAGTTGTTACTGAAGATTATGCAGTATTTGAAGTTGACGATACTCGTGGCGCAGCATTGCTCTACGACAAGCCAACTCCATCTGCTAATGCAACTAGCTAGGTTTTAATCAGGAGGCTCTTGTGGCTAAATCAGGTTTTCAAGGTATGCAGGTTGGCGGGGTACAGAAAATATCCATGTGGAAATATGAAGAAAGCTACGGTAAGTGGGTTGAACTCCCTAACTTACCTGCTTCATATTTAGACGTATACTTGAAACGTGGATTCCGCAAGAGGCCTCCTGAAGAGACAAAAAGCCAAGAGTCCGATTTATTTGATAAATTCGGGCAGGAAGCTATTAAGTCTCAAAAAAAGGTGTAACGATAGACCGAGCCTTTAATTTCGGATTATCGCAGGGCATAGAACCTGTTTAACAATTAACCCATAGGAGGGTTATAAAGATGGCATTTCCAAATGTAATTTTCGGTTCGCCAGGATATGAGAAATCTCAAACCTCGGCCAAGAAACACCGAATCGGTACGAAGATGGTTCTTCCTGATGGACGAACTTTTTTCTACAACGTTGCCGCTGAAGCTATTACAGCAGGAAAAATTACTATGGGGTCACAGACTGCTACTGACCACATAAAAGATTTAGCTGTAGCTTCTGCTGCTTCTGTTGGTGATAACACGATAACGTTAACCAATGGTGGCTCAACGGCCATAACTGTTGGTGATTACGATGATGGATACATTTTCATCAATGATGACGCAGGTGAAGGTCAAATCTTTACGATTGATTCTCACACTGCTGCCGCAACAGGTGCTTCTTGTGTATTTACTTTGTCTGATAATGACACTGTAAGAACAGCACTTACCACTTCATCTGAAGCTGGTATTCACAAACCTCTTGGTCATTCAGTAGAAGTCTGGGATTTAAGTGACATTGACGGGCCTCCCCTGGGAGTTCCTGCTTGTGACATTACTTCTGGATATTACTTCTGGAATCAGACATTGGGACCAGCAGCAGTTCTTACAAACGGTACGGTTGTACTCGGTAAGAATGTTATGACTGGGTCTACTACAGATGGTTCTGCGGATGTAATAGCTGATGACTCTAGTGCAGAGTTCTTGGTTGGTGGAGTTTTGGCTGTTGGTGCATCTACTGAGTATTCATTAGTAGATCTTCAAATTAGAAGTTAATCGTTAGGAGAGACTGGCATGGCAAAGAATCAGCTGTATTTACCTGTTTCGGTAGGTAAAAAATACATGCAGGATAAGAAACGCCGTGCCAGTCTTTCTCAACGAGAACAGGAAGCTCACAGGATTCTGGGGTCAGCCGAAGATAACACTTTTAATGTTGGGCCTAACAATAAGCCTGTGTATATTCCTGGAAGTACTAACCTAGACGGACGACAGCTTGAAGAGATACTTCATAAAGCAGAAGAAGAAGCTGTCCAAGAAGCAAAAGAATTCGAAAAAAATAAGCCAAGACCTGTAACACGAGAAGAGGCTGATGATTTACGAGGTGGTTTGCGGGCTATGGCAGACTGGCGTAGAAAAAGGAAATAAGCTGTGGCTGCAATACAAAGTAGGACGAGAGAACAAAT